GTCCTGACTTAGCATGTGCCATCTGGTCATCGTTAAGATTTGACAAACTAATGAGAGCAGAACGGCGTACACCACCTACAACCACAACCTCACCAATCTTACACATGATGTCGTGACATTCAATTGGATAGAGCCTGCGTCCTTTTGCTCCTTTGAATTTCTCAATACAGAAATCAAACAACTCAAGAAGAGGAGCAGGACCAGAAGCACGTCCACCAAATGTCTTCAGCCTTGCACCTGCAGGACGCACCTCGCTCACATCAAACTTAGGAATCTGTCCAGAATAAAGCATGAAGATAAGTTCCTTCAAAGACTTTGCCCAACCTGGACGGCTGTCACCAACTTTGATTACTGTATCTGTTTCATGAAACTCTTCGTTAACGACAGGTAGTTTCTCTACATGATGTCTTTCAACAGAGAAGCCAACACCTGTACCACACATAAGAATATACATAGTCTCGTCAAATGAGCGAGGATTATCAACAGGAAGATAGGAACAGTTATATCCACCAACATGACAACGGTCAAGCGCAGGACCACTTGTCATCAATGCTCTCATGCTTGGCATAATATCTTGGTTTAATACAGCCTCTTCAAGTTCTGCACGTAAGTCTTCAGGTAAAGCGTAAGAATGTTCCTGACCAAGGTGCTTCTCAATATAATCAAAGTATCTTGCGACAGTTTCTGACCATGTTTCGCGGCGCTGCTCATCCTCTTTCCAACGTGCATATCGTGATAGAGCAATAAAATTTTGGTAGTCTGTTGGTAAATAATTGTTCATGTCTTTCCTCTCTCCATTTTCAAAGTGACAAGCTCTAATGATAACACAATTAAAAACGGATTGCAATAATATTAATGGCCTAAAATAGCATTTATTCTTTTTCTTACGAAGTCAACCTCGCCAGACTTCAAAACCTTGTATGCAAACCTTCTCATATATGCAGGATTTATACCAGCATTATCACATACCTCATTAAAATCTTCAGCAGTCACACCAATGGAAGCAAAGAACCAAGCCTTGGCTCTGTCTCTTTCCATAACAGCGTGTTCAGGTTCGCCTTCATACTCAGGCTTAGTAGCATCAAGTAATGCTTGAAGTAAAACTGCAAGAAACAATGTTTTCTCTGGCCTAGAAACACTTGTAGTAATTTGTTCAGAGAAGATAATTCTATCATCTTCCATCATTGTTCCAACCAATCTTCAGGTATACCATCATTAAGTTTACAGTATTTAAATTTATACTTCTCACACCAATCTGCGTATGTCATTTTACCGCCCTTGTATAGTTTGCGGTATGGGTTATCAAACACAAATCGAATATCTTTATCGGGATGTTGGTCACGAAGGAATAGATGTTTCTTTCTATCTTCAAGCATAAACCTTCCCTTGACCTCAAGTATAATACCATTTGGTAGAATAAAATCTGGAAAGTATTTTTTACTCTCTGACCACTCGTAAGGAATCGGATAAGGCTCGTAAAGATATTCAATCTTTTTCTTTGAAAGGAGAACGGAGCAATTGTATTCTGAATTGCTACGAAAGGAATGAGCCTTACCCGATTTGCGTTGCCGCTTTGTTGCTTTTCTCATACGGCAATTTCTTCTACGTCAGGTGTCTTAGCAGTGACTGTCAAGTATCTAACACCGTTAGAATATTTGAAGGCACGAAGACCTTGCCCACCGTTTGCATCTGCCCAACAAGTTTCTTTATAAGGACAGAACACACAACCAATAACAAGTTTACGATTGCCTGACTTGCCATCTGCTTCGTCACCATAACAACGAGGCGGCGGTGTATCTTTAGTTGCTACTTCTTTTAATTCATTGATACGGTCTGAGGCATTTATCATATCAATGTCTTCTACTTTAAGCAACGCCAACTCTGCGGATGACTTGTCGATTGCGAAGAAGGCTGCCTCTTTGTCTTGACCTGCTTCAGCATAACCAGAGATTTGAGCAATATAACCAAAGGGGTCATCAAGAGACAGCGTTCCGTCTTTAAATTTCTTAAAAGCATAGGACGATGCTGACTTGACATCTACAAGTACCCCATCAATACGACAATCTTTATGTCCTTTAATTCCATTTACTTCAACCTCTTGTTGTTCTTCTGTTACTTCATGTCCAGAGACAGTAGCCAAAAGAATAAGCAATGATTCTAACATATCACCAAACAAAAACTTTAACTTTGTCTGTCCGTCAAGGTCACGCTTCTTTGTTTTCTTTAAGTCATACCAAATCTGTCTGGTAGGTTTTCCTATCTGTGACATACGAAGACTACTAGAAGATTCTCTTTGTCCTTCTTCTAGTGTCCTGCGAATAGAATGATACATATCAGATGCACATTTTTGTAAGGCATCTCTGTTCTGAACAGAACCAGTATTGATACCCTGCTCTAACGTCTTGTATATATCTTGAATAAGCGTATCAATATTTGCCATTACTTTTCCTTTACATTTATTAGTTTATTTAAATACCATTGTGCTTTCTTTAAATCTTCAACACCATTCTTGTAACGATAACGCCAAAGGTATTTCATAATGTTTCCTTGGAGATAATATTTAAATCCATCAATACCAAGTGCAGCCTCAATCGCATCAATACATTCAATGCCAGATTGGTTGTAATGTGGTGGGTGGTTAACCATGTTAGTTTGTTTATCATCCATCCAGTCAACATCCTTCCATGCCATTTTCTTTTCTATGTCACTAATAATACGATTATAATCTGTCATAGTTTTCCTTTATATAACCTGGCGTACCCACCCGACACTAGCCAGTCCGCTACCATATCCAACACATGTAGCACCCTTGTTATTATTTAGTTACCAAATGGAATGTCATCTTCCAATTGTTCAACTGCTGAATAACCCGAAGGAATTACATCCAACTCATCGTCTTCTTCTTCATAAGGAACAAGGTTAACAACTTGAATCTTACGAAGGTCAGCACCAATGCCTGCATTACCTTTCCAAGTCCACTCATATGGCTTGTACTGAACATTGACATCAGAACCATTACCTACTAAGACACCTTCTGGGAGAGGACGCTTATGCGCATCCATAACAACAGGCGGTTGATTAGCACCATTCTTACCCTCTACTTTACGTTTGATGGTAACGAAGTCACCACGCTCGTCACCTTTGTTCTTAACCTTCAGTCCGTCTTGCTCTACGATGGCTTTGTTCTTGTCATCAAGAGAAACATCAATAGACCATACAGGTTCAAAGGTAGTATTAGGATTAACTACTGAAGCCCAATATGCTTTACCAGAAATTACACTCATTATTTTCATCTCCTATTTTAGTGCGGTTCAATGACCGCTTTTTCGATTGTTGTGTATTATCGCATATTCAATTTCAGATGTCAAGCACTTTCTTGAAAAGATTTTATAACATCTGAAGAAAAAAGTTTTTGTAAGTTTAGAAGGTACATTTTAGATGCGTTGTGGTCACCACCATTCACACTCCTTTTATAATCTAGTTTATCAATAATTCTTTTTAAGTTCTTTGTATCAAAGACAAGAGTAGCAAACACCTCATCTCCAATACAAAGATTATGAAACCAGTAATCTGATTCGGTTGCAGCAATTCCAGATGGCTTACCATAACTTTCATATTCAATGGCAATGTTTCCTGTTCTCATCCACATTCCACGTTCAGACTTAACTTCAATCTTTTTATCTTGCAACATATCTGCAACAAGTTTCTCTCTAACCTTTCCATATTCTAGGTCAAGGTCAAACTTCTTACGGTCTTCCTTTTGTGGTTCTAGGTTTTCCATTAGTGTGTCTCCGCCCAATTGTTTCCGATTTTATATTCACTATCCAATGGACAGTTCACTTTTAATTCTGCTTCTGTCATTTTCATTGCATCCTTTGTCATCTTACCAAAGTCTTCTGCTTGGTCTTCTCTTACTTCAAACTGATATTCGTCATGAATACTTGCAACAAGTTTGTAATCAAACTTATTAGCAGATTTAATAATATTCTTTAGCCAGGTCTTACAGATGATAGCACCTGCACCTTGCAACAATAAGTTCATTGCTGCGTGTTGTTGTCTTACCTTTAATCGTCTACCATCAAGACCACGAATTGTTCCTGTCTGTGCGGCTCTGTCAACAGATGTGCGAAGGCGTTTAAGGGCTGGCATATTTGACATAAACCTTTCCATTACCTTCTTACCTGCAGATGCTCCACCACCTACGATAGTACCAATCTTAGCAGGACCAGCACCATAAATCAAAGCATAAATAAATGTCTTTGCTTGGTCACGAGTTTCAAGACCTGCATTGTTTTGGTTTGCTGTATGGATGTCACCATCCACAACCTCATTAGTAAAGTCTGTATCATTCATGTAATGAGCAAGACATCTAAGTTCAAGAGAAGACGCATCACAGCCTAGCAGTTTGTACGAGGGTGACGAAGGAACCCACACCTCTCTGCACTCTTTGCCGTAGGGAGAGTAGACGGCAGGTATCTGTGCCATGTTAGGTCCGTGATGCGCCATGCGTCCTGTAATGGCTTTCAAGGTCATCACACGCCCATGAACCTTACCATCATCTTGGACTACATCCAGCCATGATTGTACCTGAGAGACACGCTTTTGTAGAAGCAAGTATCTTGCAATCTTCTGTGCTTCTGGCATATCAACACCCTTTAATGTACCTTCATCTACGATGGGGTGACCAGTAGGTGTAAACTTTTCAGGTGTCCAGCCCTTCTCCTGCAGACGTTTGGCAATCTGCTGTCGAGAGCCTGGATTAAAGACTTCAATCTTATCTTTAAGTCTGTTGCCTGTCTTCTCTGAGTATCTCTCTTCCACGATTGGTGGAAAGATTGATTGCATCTCTTCTTCGATGGATGCTGCTTCTTCAGATAAACGAGCAACAAGAATAGAAGCCTTCGGTATATCAAGACTGAAACCATTTTTTTCTTGTTTGTCTATGATTGCACGAACCTGATGTTCGAGTTCGATAGACTTTGCTGTAAAGTTTTGCAATGTAGGAAGAAGATGTTTGTACAACTGCACAGTTACATCCACATCCTGATGGCAATACTTTAACATTTCTTCAGTGAACCTTTCAAAATCATGAAAGTCCAATTTATAATTGCAAAGACGTTCACCCCAAGCCTTTAGACTGTGACCACCTTCAAGCATAGGGTCAGCAATCTGTGATAGAATAAGAGTGTCACGAATCTGATTAAGTTTAATATTACTACCTGTCAACCTGTTCAGCACAGGTGCATCAAACGATACACCATTGTGCATAATAAACAAGTCAACTTGATTTGACCAAGCAGGAAACTCAGATATGGAAGAACCATACCATTCATAAGTTTCACCAGTATCAACATCCTTACCACAGATACAATGTATCACCGTGGCGTTGATGTCATCTGTTTCAATATCTAACGCAACTTTTTTCATGGTGGTAATTATACTCTGTTCAGTTTGTTATGTCAACCCTAAAGATAATCTTCTATGTCAGAATTATCTTCCTCTTTGAATGGGTCATCAATCTCTGCCATACGCCCTGTGTCTTTGTCATAGAGCAGATAGGTAGCAATACCTGTCTCACCTGCATAGCGGTTCTTCAGCACCCTCACAGTCGTTGTATTGGCTTGCACAGGGTCTTTGGCTTGCTGGTCACGCTCAAGAGCAATAACACCATCAGACAACTGCGCAATACTATGAGAGCCACGAAGCATAGACAGAGAGATTTCTTTACCTTGCTCATGTCCGTTGTCACCTGTACCACGGCGTAGGTGTGACACAAGAAGCATACCGCATTGAGTTTCTTCTACCAGACTACGCAACTTAGTCATAAGCATATCAATGTTACGGCGTTCATCACCATCGTCAAGACCTGATACAAGAATAGATAGATGGTCAATGATAATAAACTTACAGTCCATTGCCTTTACCATGTATCGAACACGAGATAGTATCTCTTCAGTAGTGATGGAACCGAAGTGATTGAAGGCAATCAATCTTGGGTCAC